TGCCATTTAAACAGCTTGAGAAATTGGGATATCTCAAACTAGATAACAAAACCGCGAGCGCGATGGCCAACGGCACGTTAACCGATGAAAGCGGCTTGATGCAAGCACTATCGGCCAAATCCGTCAGCTTCTACATGAACTTTTCCGGATGTCCATTCATGGAACCCATAGCACAAGCTCTTCTCACAAAGTGTAACATACCGGAAGCGGCTCACTGGTCGGCCCAAGAAGCGCGCAAATACTTACAAGGGACTGACGACTCATGGTACGACAAGTATCACAAGGTCGACATGATCCGCAACTTGCACCGCTCAGCTGAGAGCGACCAATCCATGTGGGAATCCTATGAGTTTCGCTACGGCGTACCGAAGTGTGCCCTCCTGGAACTACAGGAACAACTTATCGCAATCATTGAAGCCCCTGGCATCAATCATGTAGCTCTTAATTGCGAGACTTACGGACACTGTTTGGGCGTTGATTTAGGATCCGTCCCGAAAGCGAAACTCAGCCCGTCTTGGGCTCCAGAAGGCGAAATGACTGTCATCGAAGTCGACTGCGGGTCGTACGACGCCAGTACTAACGCCATTACCCACAACACTAACATGGCATTCCAGCGATATTTGTTTGGGAACCACTATTTCATCGACGCACTTGACTCGCGTAAAGAAGCCAAGCTCATTGGTGACAACAGGTTCCAAACTCTTAAAGCAATTGCCAGGTATCAAATGCTCTCCGGCCATGCAGATACGTCGTTCGGCAACACCGTTTCCAATCTCACCGAGATGGTAGCATCCTTGTTCTTTTCCTATCCCGATTTGCGGGAAACATCCAAGATACAGGACGACTTCCACGCTTGGTTCAGGATCGCAGCAGTTATGACCGAAGGCAGCGAAGGCGGGCCCACGACTCACACGCCCGGCACCGATTCAGAATCGAATGACGAAAGTGTCACCACGGCTGTGAGTAGCCCCCGTTCCTCACAAGACAGCCAGAGGAGCAGAACAAGTGACACTGACGACGACTTGCCACCGGCGTTACGTGACCATTTGGAAAGAGAAGCATTGTTGCGCGAACAACGAGAGAAGAAGGCGACAATGCATGGCGATGGACTCATGGGTAAATTCAAGCGATACTTTAGACGCAAACTCACAGAGCCCAGAATCGCTAGAGTGCCAACTTACGACGAAGCACTCCACATACTTGAGGACGTGGTCCCAGCCAACGGGCGCGCCAGCGAAGTCACCGAGATTGACTTAGCACACGACATGCGCGCTGTAGTAGCCGAGTCTTCGGTGAAAAGGCAAAGACGACGACTGAAAACCAACACAATCGCT